GCAGGGAGAGAGTGATGGCCATCGCCCAGTTGGTGTTCGGCCATCACTCTCTCCCTGCATTGGAAGCGGAGGCCGGCTCTCTATGCTCCATACTGCCGGCCTCCGTGCCGCGCTCCTGGCTGTGGAACTGGTTCATGCTGCCTCGCTCCTCTCGCTCACGAAGCCGTAGACGCGCGCCAAAAACTCCTCGGCGCTCTGGAAGAATGCAATGAACTCAGGCTCACCCATGCGGTCCACGGCGATGGAGGAGGGGACCGCGACAGTCATGCCGTTAGGCAGGCGGATCAGATCCACCAGTCCGGTCTCAAGCTTGATGACCTCATGAAGCTTTTCGGCGCTGATCGACATGCCGGTGGAGGCGACTGCTTCATGCAGCAGCGACCAATAGGCGCGAAGGCGATCGAGGTTGCGCCATTCCCTGATCTCGATGCGAACGCGCTGCCCGTTTGCTACGCCGTCGAGCGCGCGAAGGTCATAGTCAAGCTCGGGAACCAAGACATTCCCTTTGCGGATAAAGGAATAGACGGGCTTGTCTGCACGCTTTGCCATGTCACACATTCCTTTTGCGACGGTTGGACGCCTGCTCTTTCGGCGTTGCCCAGCGGCAGTTGCCAGGCTCGTAATTGCCATCGACATTGATCCGGTCGATGGAATGGGTTTCTGACGGGCGCGGACCCATGTCCCCATAGAACTGCGCAAAGTCGCTCCAAGCGGGCGATACAGATATTCCGCGCTCGCCGTAATATTTGAAGCTTATATGCTTGGGGTTCTGGCAGCGCTTAACCATGCTCTGCCATATGACGTACTCCGGCGTGTGGCGACCATTGTGTTTGGGGTTGCCGGCAGCGATCTTTTCCCCATGCAGGCAGCCGCAACTTCTCGTGTGACCAGACCGCAGTTTCTCGGCCAGAACGATGGTTTCTCTGCCGCATTCGCATTTGCAGCGCCAAGTGACCTTTCGCCTTTCGCCACGTCTTTCGCCCATAGCTAGGACTGACAGGCGGCCAAATGTTTGGCCTGTGAGGTCTGCCGGTCCCATGTCAGCCGCTCACCAAAGGATGTTGGGCGAGTTCGCGGCGGCTCGGGATGTCGCCCGGAAATTGATCATCATCGGGCAGACCATTCAGGATGACCTGCTGGCGCTTGTTGATTTCCTCACGGGCGACAGTGCGCCATCCTAGTTCGCCGTCCTGCCAACCCTGTTTCTCGGCTATGGCGCTCCACGCCATCTTGAACTTGTTCAACTGCAGGATGGTCGCGCATTCAAGCAATTCGCGCTCGAACTCATCTCAACGATCAGGCTTGGCAACATTGCCGATATCTTTCCTGAGCGCGTGGCGCGTTGGCTTCTGCGCTGCTGATGGCTCGCCTTTGAAATCGTCGCTTTCCTCTTCGGAGTAGGCGAGGCCGTGAAGCCCGACGAGCTTGAGGACAACGCGGTCCTTGGCCCTTTTCTCAGCCATCGCGTATGGGTAGGCGTTCTTGTTGTTGTTCGGCGCAGCCTCTCCGAAGGACCATTCAGAACGGTCACCCATGAAGCCGCGCGCCACAATGACGGCGATCTTCTCAGCCGACCTCGCCTCGACGATCTCGGGCATATCGAAGCTGATGCCGGCGCGAGCCGCGATGCGCTCGATAGCTTTGTGATAGACGACCCACACGCCGTGGCAGTCCCACATAGCTTCTCGCGGGTCTTCCTCGTACTTCTTCAGGATTTCGATGATCCTTGGATCAGGAGCCTTAGACATCGATGGTGACCCTCTTGCGGCTTGCTTCGGAAAGGATGATCTCGGCCATGATTGCGCGAGCGTTGTCGAAGCCGTAAATGCGAACCATGTCGCGGAAGGCAGTGCGCGCCTGGTATTCGGTAAAACCAGCGCCAAAGACTTCATCGTTTTTGGCTGTGTCCGCCAGCGCCTCGGCAGCGCGGTAGTCGTCAAGCATGTGATCGGCCATCACGCTTCTCCATTGATAGGTTCGCCGTCTTCAGAGATCTCAAGCCAGCCGTCCGGTGTCGGTTCGGCCTTGTGCTTCGAAAGCCGCGTGTAGGTGAAGTCGCCAACCCGGTAGAGCTTGCCGGTGGAAATGATGCGGATGTCATGCTCGGGACCGAGAAGGCAGCCGTAATGGACACCGACGCGGTACCAGTCCTTGCCTTCGATCGCCCGGCTCTTCTCCGCCCCGCGAACGGCATCTATTGATGAGAGGATGGTCATGGCTGGCGGCCTTCTGCCTTGGCGAGGACAGATCGTGCTAGGTCTCCTATGCGGCGCTCCTGACTGCCAACCGACCATCTTTCGTCATATGTGTTCGCAATGCTCGATAGAGCCTGGTACATGTCTGGCGCAGCAGAGATCAGCCTGGCGTTGGCTTCTGCTTCGAAATAATTCTCGTGCGCCTCATCGTGCGATCGTCCATATCGAATGGCAGCAATCGAAAGGCGGCAATCCTGTCCCTTGGTCCGGTCGCCCCACTTGTCCGCAAAGACGTGGAATCCGTACTCGTCCATGTCCCAAAAGTCCCACGGGCCTTCGGTATGCTTCATCTCGCTCATGGCTGCACCGGGAGAAGGCTCTTGAGGAAGGCGACTTCATCGCGGGCGGCGGCGTGGGAGGCGGCGCGGTGCTTGGTGCTCTTGGGTTCAAACGACCACTTTGACCGAGCCTGCCAAGCCCTCAGGTATGGAGTACCGCTGCAGCCATCTTCGCCAGTCTTTTCGGCAACAGGGCAGCCGACACACATATCAAGGTCGCTAACGGCAATAAACAATTTGCATAGGGGGCAGTCGTCTTGGCCCGTCTTGTAATCATCCGGCGTCTTCGCCTCAGCGTTCCGCTCCCACTTCGCGATGGAAGCTTTCAGTGCTTCAAGGGTTTGCGCGTTCATCTGTGTTCTCTCTGGTGAAGCCGCCGACTGTGCGGCTCATTTGCTTGCTTCGGATGCTTCTGCTATTGAAGTTTCGTGGGCATCGCCCCTAGAATCTGCCCGCTCATTTGCGCCTATGAGCTTTGCGGCCATTGCGTAGCCGCACGCCCTGTCATGTGTGTTGTCAGTTCTGCTATGCGGAAATTTTGGCGGCCGTCGCAGTTCGCCATAATCGCAGTAGGTGCAGCCGTGAGGATTCTTGATAATTGCCTTGAGCGCCGCTTCGAGTGGCTGAATCCGGGCGCGGTCTAACTCCTCCAATGACTGAACGAGCCGCCGCGCCGCCGCATCAAGCGCAGGCCGCATAATCTTGGCAGCTAGTTCTGAGGTTATCGGGTCCATTGCACTTCTCCTCTCCCCGACTGTGCGGGACTGCGCTCATACGCCTTCGCGTATATCTGCTTGGGATACGCTTTCGCGTATGTCATTGTCGCGGAGCAGAGCGGCTCGGGCTATCTCGGTCGCCCGGCTCTCCGGCCCATGCCAATGGTGGTCGAGCGCGATGATGTCGTTGAGCGCAATGCGCAGATCGGTGATCCGCTGTGCTGTTGGCTCAGGATTGGTGCACGCGTTCATTTCCGCTTCTCTCTTAGCCAGGGGATGGGGTCAGGCGCGGGCAGCAAGCATCGCGTCGGCCGCGCGATACGCGGCTTTCGACATGTCGGCCCAACCCATAATCATGTCGCCATCTTCGAGTGATATTGACGCCATCCCTGCAAGCGCTTGCCCTGCGAACCAGTCGCGAAGGCTCATGCCGCTTTCCGGCCAATGGTTGTCAGACTTCGGGAAAGCCGGACCGCCATCTTTCGGTTCATTTGCCATCATCGTTCTTCCTTCTTCCCAGGCTTGAGACGTAATTGGTTGGAGGGGTGGGTTAGATTTTCGCCAGCGCGCTTTTGAAAAACTCTACTGGCGTGTCCCCCTCTGGAACTTCGCCAAAGTTGGCGCGGGCGATATGGCGACTGAGAGCCTCAATCACCGCGTCTCGTTCTTCCTTGGTTAGTTTGGCCGCGAAATTGACTGGCTTCGGCTTACTCGCGGTCATCTCTCATTCCTTCATTTCCGAACCAGATAGGCGGTGGAGGGTAGTGGGTGTTATGTTGCGACTTCTTTCGCTATGATCATCCAAGCTTCGATGCCGCCGTCCGCACAGATTTCGTCAGGATCAATGCCGCGCCGCTCACATTCCTCGCGAGCCTTTTGCTTGATGGTCCAATACCTCTTGGCGTTGCGCCGACGTTCATCCTCGCGGTCCAATTCTCGCTCCTGCTCTGGCGTGATGTCGTAGTATCCGCTGTCAATGAGGTGGTCGCCGAAGGTAATCGGGCTCATGGCTGCACCAAGCAGCCGAGAACTCGCCCCTCGTAATCAGCCTTCGCCGCCGACTTTGCTTCGTCTGAGGTGGTGAAGTTTCCTAAGACCCCGCCGTAGGTTACTTGCCACTCTTTGGTGTTGAAGTAATCTCGTTCGATTCTGTAAGGCGCGCCAAGGCCGGTCGTCGCGACATAACCAACGACTTCCTCCTTCTGATCCGTGTTAATCTGATAGCGCTCTTTCCAATCGAGTGGCTTGATCCAGATTTCAGAAGTCGGGGAGAGGCGAAACTTGCTGATAGCCATGATCAATTCCCCCGCCAGTCATCGACATTCCGCGTCGAGACGATGAAATTGCCAGCCTCGTCCAGAAGCTTCCGATACTTGCCTTCAGCCCGACAGGCCGCCAGTGCAGCAATCGCATCTGCCAACGAGTTCTTGGCGTGGGTGAGCTGATCCTTGCGGTCGAAGAGCATGAAGGCGGCTGCGGCGTTCATATTGCGATCTCCTTGTTGAGACATGTGTAGGCGGTGGAGGGTTTGGCGGTCAGGCTTCGATCCCGAGGCCGAATGGAACGTTTCCAGCAGCGATAGACTGCCAATGCGCGATGACGCTCGCCGCCGTTCGCTCATCGTCTCTCTCGGCCAACTTCTTTTCGGCTGCCGCTTTGATGCGGTCGAAAGTGCTCTGCGAGATTTTAGTGAAGACGTGATCGTATTGGGGGAAAAGTAGGTTATCGTACTGAAGTATGCGGGCACCAGTTTCGCCCAGCGACGGTGAGCCCCATGCCTTGGCAAACTCCCAGAAAACAGCTCCAGCCTGAAATCCGGTAATGCCGCCGTTATCGTGTTTGTTGCACGCCCACGCCGTACCGGCCGCTGCGATACCAAGTGCCACGCAGATCGTGCCATAGTCGTGCTGGCGGTTCATAAGACCAGCAATGAAATCCGGCAGTTCCGCGATGGTGACGGTCCTGATGCGATCAGTGTATTCATCGCGAAGCTTCTGTTCGGAATTGTCGTCTTCAATGTCGGCTGCGGCGTTCATATTGCGATCTCCTTGTTGACCAGTCAGGCGAACCGTGTGCGGGGTGGGGAGGTTAGGCTGCTAGAACCGTGTCTCTCAGGATCGACGCTGCCGTCTGCCAAATGGTGGCTTCGCGGTTGTAGAGCGCCGCATGTTTGAGAACTGTGGTTTGCTTCGACTGCTGGTCCGCGATCTTGGCTCGCTGATCGAAAAGATTGGCGATGTCTTCAAGAGACGTTGCCCGATACGTGTAAAGCTTCTCGCTCATCGGATTGCTCCGTAGTTCCAGAGAACTTTGGCGGCTCCGCGCGAGCCGAACTTGCGCAGCGAAACCGTATCGTCGGCTTCGTTGCAGACATAAAAGAGCGCGCGCACCTTCTTGTTCTCAGCAAAGACGCGCATGGCGTCCCGGCGAGCATCCATGGCCCGGAGGCGCTGACCGCCAGCGCGAACACGCTCAGCAACCTCAGCGATGTCGATCTGGTTGGCGGGGTGGTTCGGGTTGGTGGGGAAGGTCAGCATTGGGTAGTCATCCTGTTGGAGCGCGGGGTGGGATGGCGCTGCGAGTGGTCTGATGGAGATCAATCTATACGGAAAAAAACGTAATGCAAGCACTAAATGCGGAAAAATCCGGAATTGTGTTGTGCGCTGCGGAAAAGTCCGCTAGATACCAGCAATGCCGAAGCAGACACCGTTCGAACCGCCGCCGCCTATGTCGCGTGCTGATTATGCGGCCTTCCGGGATCGGTGGATGAAGCACATCCTGGGCAAGCATTGGCTCCCCGAGCGGCACAGGATCATCGCCTGTCGGCTCGCGCTCTACGTCAATTTCGATGAACAGTTCGCGCGCCCGAGTGTGGCGACGATAGCGCTAGATACGTCCTGCAGTGTCAGGACAGTGGTGCGCGCGGTGGCATTTCTGGAGAAGGAGAAACTGCTACAGATCGACCGGAGGAAACGCGGCGTGAACCGCTACTACCTTTGTCTTTAAGTGACACCTATTGGCACTTTTCAAATGTGCCACCTACTGTCACCCTAACACGTGAGGGCTAAACACGTTAGTCTCTTACACTCCGGTATAAGGGCTATGAGGGATGAGTTCTATAGCTCTAGCGGAACTTAGATTTCAGTGGGCTTCCACCCTCCGGTAACGATGCCCCTGACCTTGACCTCGAATGTCTTGTCGCCATCAACCGGAACCCGCGTCCATTTCGGGTTTGAACTACGCGGCGCCAGCCAAAACTTGCCTTCGGCCTTTTCAATGGCTTTGACGGTGATCTCCACGAGCTGGCCGCCCGCCCGCATCCGCTGCACATGCACGAACAGCCCATCTCGCAAGGGTACGCCAGCGTCCCAGAAATCGACACAGGTCACATAACTGCCGTCTGGGAATTCCTGATCCATGGAATCGCCGCGAACCCTCAGCGCATATTGCATGGCTTTCGGGAAACGTGGATCTCGTGGTGCCGGCAGAATTTCATGCTCGCTCGGATCATCATCGAGCGTTGTAACCTCTAGCCAGTTCCCAGCCTGGACATCCGAAACGACCGGCAAGCCAGTAATTGGGATTTCATCACTCGGCTCCGGGGTCTTTTGGGGCGGCTTTTCGAGCTTTTCTAGAATTAGGGCCAGGTCATCGGCCTTGATCGACTTCTTGCGGCTGACGAGAAAATCCCGAATGTAATCCTTGTCGCGGCCGATCTCCGTCGCGAGCGCAGCCGGGTTTGTGCCGGCTTCCTCAATTAGCTTTTCCAACTTTGCGGGCGTCATTTTCTCCATGGCGGATTCATACGTCATGCAAAAAACTCCGCCATGCGTATCTTTCCGTCGAATAGGGCTTGTATGTTGCGTAGAAATACGCATACTGCATGCTTATGGAACAGGAACTCCGCAGCAAACTTCTCGAAACCGCCGCCAAGCTTGCCGATCGCGGGATCACCGAAGAAACCATCGGTCTCCGTGCGATCAAGGACAATACGTTCTTCAAGCGTATGCGCGGCGGCTCCGGCTTCACGGTCAAGACCTATGACAGGATCATGGCCTGGATGGAGGCCGAGCTGGCCGAGGAGAAGGCAGCGTGAGTTTAATTCATCCCGATGCGCAGGCGAATTCCGCCGCAACACCGGTACCCGAGATGCGTCATGATCTGCTGCATGTTGGTATAGATCGTCGGAGCGGCGAGGACAGCTTTGTACCTGATGATTTTGCGGCCATTCTCGTTTGCATACATCGCAAAGAGATGGTTCCCGTCTCCGAGGTCGTCGACAAATGCAATTCCAGAAACACGGAACTCCGGCACTCTGGCCGGCATGATGAATTCGCCCATTTTGGAAACCCCTTAAGCCGCAATTTCCACTTGCCGGCTCACGATCATGCTGGGGCATTTTGCGCTGCATCAACAAGGACTGTTTCGGGACTGTTCAGCTTAAGTTGCGCTTATAGTTGCGGGGTTGTTAACGACCCGGGGCGCGCGTCATGAAGAAGCCGCCCAAGAATTTCGTTTATTTCATGAAGCCAGTCGGGATGGATGGCCCTATCAAAATCGGCTGTTCCGGCGTGCCGGTGTATAGGCTCGAAGCGCTGGCCACTTGGTCGCCTTTCCCACTTGAAATTATAACGACCACGCCAGGTCGATCCAAGGACGAGAACTTTCTTCATAGGTGCTTCGCCTACTGCCATCTTCATCGCGAATGGTTCAATGCAACGCCGCTTCTGCTCGAAACGATTGATGCAGTTTCGACGGGAACAACCATAGCAGAATTGCGGATGCGCCTGACTGAGACAGGGAACATCCGCGCCGAAGCACATCGCGGTCCTCACAATCCCAAGCCGCGTGTCGGGCTTTTCTGGGAGCCTCTGTTCCTTGCTGGCGAACAGGAGCGCGCAGCATGATCTCCGCAGCTCTTTCCCAAGAGATCCTCTCACTGCCTCCACACACCCAGGAAGACGAGGCGGCATGATGATCTCTTCAACACTTTCCCCGGCGCACGGCTCGGACCTCAACCCCTGTCGTGAAATCGTGACGGTTCGAATCTGCGCCGGGCGCGGACGGGCGCATCGTCACCTCATCAGGTTCAGTCGAACCAACGCACATAACCCCGTCCGCAACCAATCCGCTGCCGTTTTCCCAACTTCCGGCGGTGTGATCGCAGCCTTCCTCCCAAGGTTGCGTAGACTGGCGGCCAGAACTCTTGAGCGCTTCGTACCCCTTGTGTGCGCTCGGGCTCTGGCCGCCATTTTCTCCCGGATACGCAGGGACATACGTCCGGGATTGCTGAATTTCTGCCGGCCTCTCGTGGCCGCCGGCAAGCCGTCTTTTTTTTGCTCGCTGCTCAAGCACCGCCAAGAGCCTCGCAGCGGCATCTTCAATGCTTTCACTCTCGCGCCAGTCCTTTCGCCTGTGCCTGTTCTCCATGCGAGCAACAGACACCAGAAGGACACCCGAGATCATGGGAAATCATACGCGCAACACGGATAAAAAGCAGATGTCAGATGTAGCTTTGGCACGGTCCTACGTGGCCGACATCGGAGGCTCCGGGAAGGTTCAGACCATCCTGTACGCAGCCTACTCCAAGCTCGTGAAGATGTTTCCTCACGAGGAAAACCCGAAATTGCAGTGGACCGAGCGGAGGGTTCGTTCGTTCTGGAACCAAGAGGCCGCCTACGTCGAATTCCGTGAGATGCGCGAACTACACGCGGCAGCGGCGAAGGCAAAAGAAGAGCGTGAACTGCTCCAGAAAGCGAGGAAAGAGCATGCCGCATTCATCGAGAAAACCGCCGCTTATCGTGCGCTTCTTGAGCGTACGGACCCGGATTTCTTTAGCCCTGAGATTGAGGGACTTCGCGGCCAGTCTGGCAACCTGGATCGCTCCCGAGCTGGAAGAGAGTGACGATGGAGAAGCTTCGGGTTCTTGACCTCTTTTCAGGCATCGGCGGCTTCACGCATGGGCTCGAGGCGACCGATGGCTATGAGACCGCTGCCTTCGTGGAGATCAATCCTGATCGACAGAAAGACCTGCGAGAGACATGGCCAGGCGTTCCCGTATTCGAAGATGTGCGGGCGGTATCCGCAAAGGACATAGGGCAAATAGATGTCATCACGGCAGGCTTCCCTTGCCAGGATATCTCCACCGCCGGACGCCGAACCGGTATCCACGGAGAGCGCACAGGACTTTTTTCTGAGATCATTCGACTTGCTGGCGAGCTACGACCCAGTTTCATCGTCCTGGAGAACAGCTCAGACCTGCTTACTGGCGACGGGGGAGCTTGGGCTAGACACATTTTCGGGGAGCTGGCCACGCTCCGGTACGATATCGAATGGCATGTTATTCCAGCTTCCGGACTTGGTGCCCCGCACGTCAGAGAAAGAATCTGGATCATTGCTACCGACGCCAGTAGCGAGTTCCAAGCGCAGCGGCGGCACAAGCTCTATCTTGGACGGCGGTTCACACGCACGAGCGAAGCTGCGGCGATTGTTGCCGACCATTACCGTGAAAGGGAACTACAATCAGGTTGGGTCTTCACCGACAAGCGGGGAGGGGTTGTACACGACCCTGAACATGCTTGGCCTGAGACCTGGATCGAAAAGCTGTCATCGCTTCGCAGCATGGATGATGGGCTTCCCGCAGGATTGGCTACTGCCGCCTCCCACCGGTTCGGAAACAGCGTAGTCACGCACATTCCAAAGCTTATCGGTCGCGCAATTCTTGAAACGGGGATCGCAGCATGAACGCGCACTCAAAGCCCCAACGCGTCGTTGCCCTTGACGGGATTTGGGAACTCGACTCCACCGGCCATTACCAGCGGGTGGACATCTTCGAGGAAGAGCCTCGCTTCCCATATTCCGGCTTGATCATCATTGCGCTCTGTCTGATTGGGTGGGCCGCATTCGGAGGGATGTCATACTGCCTTTATCGGCTCGTTGAGGTGCTTGCTGGGGCATGATTACCTTCGAGTTTCCTTGGCCTCCACGTAGCCTATCGCCCAATGCCCGCGCTCATTGGAGCCGCAAGGCAAAGGACGCCAAGCATGCACGACAGGTGGCCGCATGGATTGTTCGCGGCGCCGGCATTCGCCCTGGAGATTTCGACATTCCCGGCAAGCTGAAAGTCACCTGGATATTCCAAGAGCCAGATAAGCGCCGCAGGGATGACGACAATCTTATCAGTTCAGTGAAGGCGTTCAGAGATGGCGTGGCGGACGCGCTCGGAATTGATGACGCACGGTTTGAAACGACCATTCGCCGAGGGCCACCGGTCAAGGGCGGTCTGGTTCGTATCGAGTTAAGCGCCGCCTAGCCATTCGATAGGGCGCCAAGCCCTGATTTGAGGGATCGAGATGACAGACTTTGAGCAGTTCTGGCGAGCATATCCCCGGCGTGTCGCCAAAGGACATGCCCGCACAGCCTTTGAGAAGGCAATCCGCAAGACGGATCTCGCGACGATGCTTGCGGCAATCGCGGATTACATCCGCTTTAAGCCCGAGCGCATCGACTTCAAGCACCCGGCCACCTGGTTGAACGGGGAATGCTGGTCAGACGAATGGGCCAGCGTTCCACGGGAAACAGGCCGCCGCCGCACTTTCACAGACGTAGCAATCGACAGGTTCAATCATGGATCAGCGGGCTTTCAAGGAACTGACGCGAATGCTGGAGTCGTTCCCTCAGACCAGCGGCAACCCGGATCTGACGGTGAGCGCCTACGAATTGGCGGTCCACGGCCTGTCTTCACAAGCCATCATTGAGGCGTGCCAGCGGTTCATATCAGGGCTGGTGGAGGGACAGGGTATAGACTTTGCGCCGGCAGCCCCCCGTTTCGCGCAGGAAGCCCGCAAGAGGCAGGAATATATCGATCTGAAGGGCCGCCCTCGTCTCGCATCCCCCGCCGCATACACCGGCACGCCTTGGCACATCAGGCAGGAGAAGGCCCGCACCAAGTACCGCGAATGCCCGATCATCAAGGAGAACGTCAGCTTTGACGAATTCAAGAAGATGAGCGCGGCAAGGCAAATTCCTGTGGGGGGAGCCTGGGTGGCTTCCCTTGCGACTATTTTTGGCCCGCCCGCAGAACAAATAGCCATCAAAGGGAGAACGTAATGAGCCTGCTCCAGGCGGCTGCCGCCATCGTCCTTTGGAAGTCTATGCGCTTCGACACACACGATATCGCTGCCGCGCTCAACGTGCACGAGGCAGATGTGTGCCGCCTGATCGATGCCGCCAGAGAACGCGAGAACGGCCCATTCTTCACGGTAATCGAAGGATCACGTGCATGAGCATCCATTGGCGCCAGATGTCTACCGCAGAGAAGATCGAAGCCGTCAGAATGGCTTGGTATTCCGGAACATCAGCAAGGGAAATCGCGGCGCACTTCAACGGCGCGACGAGAAACGCGGTAATCGGGCTGTATGGCCGGTACCCAGATCTCCTGACGGAGACACCTCTCAAGAAACCTACCAAATCCGTCATCGCCATGGTGAAGGCAAAGGCTAATGGCAATTATACCGTTCGCACGCCAAGCAAGACGCGGCCAAAGCAGCCGACAATCGAACCGGAGACATTCGTCCCTCCCGAACCGCGCGGCCTTGAATGGCACGTCTGCGGCAAGCCGTTGATGCTTCTTGGGCCCCACCAGTGCAAATGGCCGATTAATGAAGCGGCGGTCGGTGAGGCGCATCTGTTCTGCTCCGCGCCGGCAGAGAAATCATACTGCGAAGCCCATCATGCGCGATCATTTACGACGGCGCGGAGATCGGTCGAACTTCCTGACAGAGTACGGAGGTGGAGATGAGCGATTGGACACCGTATCAAATCGAGATCCTGCTCCATCATTATTGCAGCGGAGCACGATTCCCGCGCGAGGATGCGCCAGCGTATCCGGGCGAACTAAAAGGCCTGATGGATATTGGGTTGCTTGAATATGTGAATGGCATCCCGCGCGCGACGCCTAGGGGACAAGCGCTCATCGGGATGTGGTGCGCCACACCGCTTCCAGAGCAGTGCTTTGTCGACCCGAGATTCAAAGCGGAGACACCATGACCAAGGCTAGAACAGCCGCACAAAAACTGAGGAGCAGACGTGGGCGTCCTCGTCGTGATGGCCCGCGCACCCCATCAGGCCAAATCTCACGCTCCAAGGAGGCAAATCTCGAAATGAACATGCAGCCCGCAATCGATCGGCGTGTACGTCACTACGGAATCCGCAGCACTAAGGGCGAAACCGCACATCAATTGGCCGGCGATCCGCACTGGGGCTATCTCCTCGGGCGCCTGCTCAAGGATGGCGTGATCAACAAGGCCCAGCACGACGCCGGCAACCGCTACAGCGAGGACATGGCGGCCTATTACGGTCTGACTGGTGTCGCGTTCCCAAGCGCCAAGGCTCAGAACATGTTCGCAGTTCGCGGAAGCGCTGGTGACGATGACGAAGAGCGTGGCGCAAGAGCGGCGAAGGCGCGCGTCAAGATGACGAAGTTGCGGGACTTGCTGCTTGCCTGCGGAGATGTCAACACTGGCCGCCGCGTGCTGCATACCGTCAATGCCGTGTGTGTCGAGGACATGGACCATCTGCGCACGCTGAATTCACCAATGAGAGCGTGGCTGGTGAGCGGACTTAACTCACTTTCACGCCATTATGAGGGGACTTGACTTCCCCGCGCAAATCACCGATGTTCACGATATTCCAGAGTTCACAAGTGTATCTGAGCTGGCTCCTGCCTAGTGTAGGAGCGTGGTGCGGGGCCACTGCGGCAGACATCCGGGGCTCGTTCCTGGGTTCTCGTCCGTCTCTCCGAAGCCGTCTTGGGCCCAAGGCGCACGAAAAGTCGCCCCGCTTCGCCGAACTGTCACCGGATGGTGTGCGTGCTTGACGCTCGTCAAGATAGGCAAGTGGGGCGCACGATTTTGCCGGTATCGGGCCTCGCTCTGACGAGCATGGCCGCGAATAAGCGCAGACCTTCGTGGTCGCCACCGGCAAGCCCCAACACCGAGCTGGAGGGCGTATGCCGACACTACGCTCACCGATGCGAAGCCCGCTTAGATCATCGATCTTCAATCCACTGACCGGCGGGGGATTGACCGGTACGATAGCCGATTTCCCCCAGGACCTCGATTGGACAGTTCCATCAGTCAAGGGTGGGCCTCAGTCATTCTCGGGCTCTCCGGGTGCTGGAAATCTCTTCCGTCAAGGCGGCAATGCAGTCGTCTGTTATGCCCCGAATGCAACCGGCACGTTGTCAGCAATGTCCTCAACGGCCTTTCGCCGGACCAATCTGGGCGAGTGGCAGTACCCTTCGATCAACGTTCGCAACCTGTGGAACCGCGACCTGACTAATGCTGTCTGGGTTGCTACCAACGGAACGGCGACAAAGAACCAGACCGGGGCGGACGGAGCGGCCAACGCCGCGTCTCTGATAACTGCCACCTCTGCTAATGCGACCTTCCTTCAAGCAACCACCAATGCATCGGCGAACTGGGTGTTTCAGGTAGACCCTCGCCGCGTGTCTGGAACCGGCACGCTTGAAATGACGATGGACGGCGGAACGACTTGGACCGTTGTCACGCCAGCCAGTTCCTCGTTCGATGTGATGAACCCAAAGGTCATCAATCAATCCGCCGTCACGAATCCATCAGTTGGTTTTCGCATCGCGACTTCTGGCGATAGTTTTGTCGTCGATTTCACGATGCTCTTTGCCCAGCCTACAAATTATCCGGCCAACACCCCTATTCATAGCCGGCCGATCACCACTTCGGCGACAGTCCAGACGTTCCTCGAACGAGCATATGCATCCTTTCCAGACAATTCGCCCCTTGCGATTATCGCCCGTGGCCCCTTCGCGTTCTATCTCCAGCAACGCGGTTACCCGAACCATCCGATAACGTCGGCCTCGAACTTTCAAGTCAGCGTCGCGCCAGACGGCACTATCAAATTTCAGAATGGCGCATCTGGCCAGTGCGTGACCACGGCCGGAATCTGGAAAACCGGCTTGAGCCAGGTCAACAAGATTGCTGGGTGGTGTGATGGATCTACGCTTAAAATGGCCGCGAACGGCACGCTGGCAGGAGCTGCGACCGGCACAATAGGCCTCGATCCAGCGCTCGACCACTGGGATCTCGGGACAAACGGTGCTGGTGCAAACTCGATCTTCGGTATCAATGAGCGCGTCGCAATGGGTCCGAACCTGACGTTCACCGATGCGCAACTTCAGCAGATGACGACGTAAGGAGCCGTTATGGCTAACAGGGTAGTCGATACGCTTGCGGCGACTGGAACCGGCACGGCGATAACCGTTCAGACCGGATGGCTGTCTCTCACGGGAACATGGACCGGCACTGTAAACTTGCAGACTGGTCCGAATCCTGATGGCTCGTGGTCAAACATGACGGATGCCAGCGGCAACGTGATTGCGCTGACGGTCAATACGAACTGCCCGATCGATAACGCCATTCCGATGTCGATGAGGGTCAACTTCACGCGCACCACTGGAACTCTGGTGGCTGCTCTCACGAGTCAGATCCCGGCCTAAAATGTTCACCTGGCTGGTGATGGATGCAGGGCAGAAAGACGCGCTTGTGTCTCTCGGCATAACGGAACAGTTTGCCCCGAGAGTAATCACCACATCGGAACTGGCTGGCAAATGGGCCAGTCCTATCAGTCTCCTTGACGACCCAAAGTATGCGGAGTGGGCGCAAGGGCTTTCTTTCCTTCCGCTCCGCACACTAAGCGCCGACGCGCTCTTCGCCTGAAACCTCAACCCAGTCCTGAAGCACAGGCCCGACCGGCCTGCTCAACATCCATGTCGAAAGGAATATGAAATGGCCGGACTCTACACTCCTGGCGTCCAGACGGACAACCTCATCACCGGCAGCGAGCACATCGTTGTCGATACCTTCCTGCCGAGCGGTCAGGTACCGCAGACTGCGAAGCTCTCGCTCGCTCGTCTGGCGATGGCCATGACCTACCTCTCCAACAACCTGAGCACGACCCCGGTTGCCGGTACCCGCTATTATGTCGATACCTCGATTGGCACCGATGGCACTGTTGTCACCGGCATCCGCGCTCTGATCGGTGCCACTGGTGGCACGGACAAGTTCATCTATGAACTGCATGACAGCGCTGGCAATCTCGTGGCCACCACGGCTCTTGCCGGCGTGACTGTCGGCACTGCTGGTACCTGGCAGGCCATTCCGTTCACCGCTCCTGTGACGGTCAATGCTGGCACGTACTTCATCGTCGTGCAGAACAACGGTACCACGGCACGCATTGCTACCTACAATGCTCCGGTCTCGCCGCTGCTCACCGGTTCGGCCACCGGCACCTTCGGCACCTCTGCCGCCATCACGCCTCCGACGACCTACACCGCAGGCGTCGGCCCCGTGGCGATGCTCTACTAAGGACAATGGCCAGCGCGAATGCTGGCCTGCTCCATCATGCTGAAAAAGCTCATCGCTTGGCTCAAGGCCTGTTGGCAGAGCAAGCCAGCCCCAAGGAACTTCACCATGTCCGCAATTGACGCCTCTGGCCTCTCTGCCTTCTTCGAAACCCTCGCCGCTGATATCCAGAAGATCGCCGCTGAACTTTCGGCCGCCAGCGCAACCGCTGAGCAGGTAACCGCACTTCAGGGCCAGCTTGCCGCTGAACAGGCGGCTCATGCTGCTGACAAGGCCCTTCTCGACCAGGCGAACGCCGATCTCGCCGCATCCCAGGCAACCGTCACCGATCTGGAAGCCAAGGGTAAGGCGCAGCTCGAGGCAATCGCCGCGCTCCTGCCGCCGGCTGCTTAAAGACTGCGCATGGCCCGGCCAACTGACTATGACCAGTCCTATTGCGATGCGGTTATAAAGCTTGGCCGGGAAGGCGCGAGCAAGGCCGAAATGGCTTATGCCCTGGGAACATCGCGCCAAACAATAGACAATTGGTGTGCAGCCCACCCTGAGTTTTTTGACGCCGTAAAAGAGGCTGTGTCTGTCTCTCAGGGATGGTGGGAGTCAAAGGGCAGAGAAGCAACGTTCGGAGGCGTACCCAACTTCAACGCCACCAGCTTCATTTTCAACATGAAGAACCGCTTCCCGGCTGACTGGCGCGACAAGCAGGACCATGAGCTTACCGGTGCGCAAGGTGGCCCGATCAAGACAGACAGCCGGTTCGAGATAGTGCTCGTTCCACCCGACAAGGGCGATGAGGGCTGAGTTCCCTGAACGGCTGGCGTTTCTCTTCCAGCCTAAGCGATACAAGGTAGCATGGGGTGGGCGCGGTTCGGCTAAGTCATGGTCGATCGCCCGGGCGCTCCTCATCATCGCGGCGCAGAAGACAAAGCGCATTCTGTGCGCCCGAGAGTTTCAGAACTCAATCCAGGATTCGGTCCATAAGCTACTGAGCGACCAGATCGAAGCGCTCGGGCTCAGTGATCAGTACGAGATCCAGAAAACCACGATCATCCATAGGGTGACGGGTAGCGAATTCATCTTCTCAGGCTTGCGCCATAACGTGGACAGCCTGAAATCGAAGGAAGGCATCGATATTGTCTGGGTTGAAGAAGCCCAGATGGTCTCCTCATTCTCCTGGGACAAGCTGATCCCGACCATCCGTAAGGAAGGCTCGGAAATCTGGATCAGCTTCAATCCAGAACTTGAAACGGATGAGACCTACAAGCGGTTCGTGCTCAATCCGCCGACTGAATCGATCGTCGCCAAGATCAACTGGCGCGACAACCCTTGGTTCCCCGAGGTTCTGCGTCAGGAAAAGGACGATCTCAAGGCGCGTGACATCGACGCCTATCTCAACGTCTGGGAAGGAAATTGCCGGCAGACGCTGGACGGCGCGGTTTATGCCAGTGAGATGCGGCTGGCGCAGGAAGACAACCGGATTTGCCGCGTTCCGTATGATGCGTCGAAGCCAGTGAGCGTCTTTGCAGACCTTGGCTGGGCGGATCATACTTCGCTCTGGTTCGTCCAGAAGATCGGGCTTGAGTATCGAGCACTGCGGGCGGTGCAGGACAGGCAGAAGCCGTGGCCCCACTATCTCGGGCTTATCCAGTCCTTCGGCTACATCATCGAAGGGATATGGCTTCCCCACGATGCGCAGGCAAAGCAGCTCGGCACGGGTAAGAGCATCGAGGAGATCACCCGAGCCTCCGGGATGCCGGTCAGGATTGTGCCCAGGCTTTCGGTTGAGGACGGGATCAACGCGCTGCGCACCATCTTCCCGCAAGTCTGGTGGGATGAAAAGCTCTGCGAAGATGGCCTCTCAGCGCTGCGCAGATACCGCTACGAAGTCGATAAGGTAACGGGCCAGTTCTCCAAGAATCCGCTGCATGACGATGCGTCGCATTTTGCTGACGCGGCGCGGTACTTCGCGGTTGGAATGCGAGACGGCGCAAAGAGTAAGCGTCCGCCGCCACTGCCCAAGAGTTTGGTCACCGGAATGTCACGAGGCTGGATGGGATGACCAAAAAGAACGAAGACAGCGACATCCTTGAGGAAGCCAAGAAGCGCTTTCAGGCCTGTGAGGATTGGGAAGCTGACTTCCGCAAGCGCTTTGTCGAAGACCTGAAGTTTGCAAATGCCGATCCCGAGAACGGCTGGCAGTGGGATCAGGTTCTCCAGCAGAACCGCACCGACAAGCGCAAGCCGTGCCTGACGATCAACAAGACGCGCCAGCACAATCTCCAGATCATCAACGACGCTAAGCAGAACAAGCCCGGTGTCAACATCCGTCCGGTTGGCGATGGTGCCACGTACGACGCAGCTCAGGTGTTCGAAGGCGTCGTGCGCCATATCGAATACCAGTCCAACGCGGAACAGGCCTACGATACCGCGACGACCTTCCAGGTTGAGGGCGGGATAGGATACTGGCGCGTCATCACCGATTATGTTTCGCCTGACACATTCGACCAGGAAATCTACATCCGCCGCATCAAGAGCCCGGATTCGGTCTATCTCGATCCCGACATCCAGGAAGCGGATGGCTCGGATGCTCGTTTTGGCTCATCTTT